AGCTATGCTAATTGATACATTAGATTCAAAAAGTTACAAAGCTCACAGATTAAAAGAAGATACTAAATGAAACCAACAAAAATAACAGACAAAACAATAGCTCAACACTACGGCTTAACACAAAACACTATAAGCAACTATAAAAATGCTACTGACAAAAAAAGACTTGTTTATGAAGCATTAAGATTTACTTTAGAGAGTAAAAACAATGATAGGGAGATAAGATGAACATAGAATACACAGAAAGCATTTGGTCACTAGATGAAGAAAAAGCTGTTAAAGATTTGGAAGGTCTTAAAAATGGCGAACATTGTTTTTATCCTGAGTCAGATTATGGACACGGAAGTATTTATAAAAAAGAAAATGGTTTTGAATGTTGGTCAATTCCTATGTATGGTGGAGATGAAATGTTTGAATCTTTAGAAGAAACTGCAGAGAGTGCTTTTAATTTAGTATGCTCGTGGACATAAAGGATAACACATGATAGAATCAAAACCAATGCAAATAGCAAGACTCTATAACATGAACACACCACTATACCTAATAGCTCAAAAGTACCAGCTTAATGTAGCAGAAGTAATTAATATACTTCATAAATTTGTAGTGAAGGGGTAGAGGATGAAATATATATTAATAAATCAAGATACAAAAGAAGAAATAAAGCTTATCGACAAACAGATAGATTTTTTAAGATACAATGAATATACTCATAATGCAAACAATGAGTATCATGTAAGCAATAAAATGTTTAATAGAGTAAAGGAAGTTAAGTGAAAGAGTTTCTGAATAAAGTTCACTTAGGAGATAGTTTAGAGTTGATAAAAAAACTCCCAGATAACTCAATAGATTTAATAGTAACAGACCCTCCATATATAGTTGATACAACAAATCCAGACCCTAAGTCAAGTATGTCATTTTCATTAAGTAAGCTTTGCGGAAGTGATATAGAAGCAATAGGAAGTGGCTTTGATATAGAAGCTCACTTTGCAGAATGGGAGCGAGTAATGAAGAAATTTAACGCTTTTGTCTTTTGTAGCAATAAACAAATATCTGATTTAATGAAGTGGGGAGAGTCAAGAGGTCATGTTACAACTTGCTTAGTGTGGTGGAAAAATAATGCTCCACCATTATGTAATGGTAACTGGATAAGTAATATAGAATACTGCATACACATAAGACAAAAAGGTGCTACGTTTCAAGGTGCTTCAGACGTTAAAAGTAAAGTACATAGAGAGAGTATAGTAAGAAGTGAATTTGACCACCCAACCGTTAAGCCATTAGAACTTATTAAAAAGCATATCTTAGTAGGTAGTAATGAAAACGATATAATTCTTGACCCTTTCATGGGAAGTGGTACAACTGCAAATGCTTGTATCCAATTAGATAGACAATTTGTAGGCTATGAGCTAAATGAGAAGTATCATAAAATGGCTTGTGAGAGAGTTGAGAGAGCCAAGGGAAACTTTGGCTTATTTGAAGGAATGTGAAATGCAAACTAAAACACAATCACTAATAGAAAGCACAATAAACATACTTATAGGCTATATCGTAGCAATACTAAGCCAATTACTCGTATTTCCACTTTTTGACATTGTAGTACCTCTAAGCGATAACTTATTAATAGGTGCATACTTTACAGCAATAAGCCTAATTAGAAGCTATGCTGTAAGAAGATTTTTTAATAGAAAGGCATAACATGGAAAACTTCACACTATATGTAAAATTTACAATCATAGGGATTTTCTTAGGCTTAGGCTATGAGTTCGGCACACACCTTTTCAAATATGCAAATAAATTTATAGGGATGTAAGATGACTTTAACAAGACTACAACTAAAAAAGATACTTAACTATCTAGAATCAGATTTAGAAGATTTTAACATAGGAAAGACAGATATGAACGTCAAAGAGCTTATGGAGCTAAACGATTTAAAAGAGATTATCAGAGTCGAATACATAAGAGAGACAATAAAATATAGTGAAAGTGTTACCGATTGTAACTAAATGAAAAGAAATGTAGTGTATAGTATTAATAATTAATATGTTTGTGCTATACTATTACTATAAAAGACAAAATTAAAGGATAAGAAGATGAAGTATAGTTATATTTTTATAAACCAAGAGTTGTTAGACATATTAAATAGACTAGGATATGTTCATTTTGCTACTAAAGACCAAGTAGAAAGTTTTAAAGATGGTAGAGCATTTTACTTTTGCATAGAGAATAAACAGTACGGATATGTTGATATTCTTCCTTATGCAGAGGTAGAAAACATTAAAAGTAATGAAGAGTATTTAAGAGAAGAAGATAAAAGGATAGCAGATGAGCCAAGAAAAAGCTAATTTAATCAAACTTATAAAAGAGATAGACAGCATGACAACTGGAATACAACTCCACGAGTTCAGACGTGATAGGATGATAGGATTTGACCCAAACTCTAAAGGGTATGGATTTTTAAACAGAGCATTAACTCTTAAATGGGCGAAATTCAATGACATAAAAAGTTACGATGTAATGGCTATATGCTCAGAGATAGATTCAACGGAAGCACAAGCTTTTAATTAAAGGAAATAAAATGTATGAAAAAGCACTAAATGATTCAATCGAAGCTTTCAAGGGTTTAGATGAAACAGAATACACGATAAGCAAAACAGCACCGTACGAAGCGTATAAAGATGGTCAGACAATTACAAAGGGATTCTTTGATATAGAGTCCACATTGCATTCGATTTGGGTGTTAAACGGCAAAGTGTTAACTAACTTTTACGAAGCGATTGACGGGGTTGTTTATTGTAGAGAGGTTGAGCCAGATAATGGCTAAATGCAAAATATGCAAAAGTGAGTATGATAAAAGAAATATATCTCACTTAGTATGTAGCTATGAATGTTCAATCGAATATGCAAAGAAAAGTTCACTTAAAAAAGAAAAAGCAACTAAGCAGAAAGCCCGTAAAGCACTAAAGAGCTTTAACAATAGTGATGTAAATGTATTGAAGCGTAAAGCACAAGAGATATGCAATAAGTATATAAGGTTAAGAGATAAAAACTTGCCTTGTATATCATGTAACCATGACTTTAATCAAGGTAGACAAGCTCACGCTGGACACTATAGACCTCAAGGCGGAAACAGTCTATGGAGATATGACGAAAGAAATATACACAAGCAATGTTCTATATGTAATAATCATCTATCTGGGAATCTTGTGCCTTATAGAGAAAATCTTATATCAAAAGTTGGAATTGAGATAGTAGAAGAGTTAGAAAATACAAACACGATTAAGAAATGGACTAAGCCAGAACTAGAAAATATCATAGAATACTATAAGAATAAGATAAAAGTGTTACAAAACTAAACACATTAGTATAAACTTACTCTAATTATATTAACTATTAATACTATTATGTTATACTATGGTTATAAAAGACAAAAAGGATAAGAAGATGTATAAAGAACTAATTAAACTAAATAGTCCACTTAGCGAGAAAGAAGCACATAGGATTCTTGATGAAGTCTTGGGAATTAGATTTGAGAGACGAAATGAACTTCATGACTTGATAGAGAAAATTTATTTTGATAGCAATAAAGCAAAGGACGAAAAATGATAGACGCAAACGAAACAGCATTATATAAACACCTAGAAGCTGAGGAAAAAGCAGAACGAGAGCATGCAAGTATGATTGACGAACTAGATGACGCTTTAATGCCACTCTATGAAGAGATGAAACAACTACACGATAACATAGCTAAGAAGTATCGCTTTGAGAGTAAACTTTCAGAGTGGGTTGACGAACAGTAAGAAGTGGCACACAAATAAGCCCACAACTTGATTAAAGGACTCCTGAAAGTATGGAGATGAATTGTTATAATATTATTTAAAAAAGTATTATTACTGAGGGGGAGCTGTTACTCTCTCTTGGTAATAATACAAAAAAGGATTTGAAATGAGTGAAGTACTTCAACAAGCAGACTACTATTTAATAGCAAGCGGTATCTCAGCAATAGCAATATTAATTTACGGAGCGTATCTTATGCACCATAAAGAGAATGAACTAATCAAAGAGTTAGAGACAAAATGGAAAAGGGGATAAGATGATAAGCGAAGAATTGTTAAGTGAGGTTTTAGGCATAGAAGTTGTTGCGAATAGCGAAATATCTATTAAATATAACAATATAGAGTACAATGAAAAAAGATACTCTTTTAATGTTTGGGAAGATATAAACATCCACGAACTAGATTACAAGTGTAAAGAGTGGGCTAACCAACAAGGGTTTGTACTTGACATTCAGTATTCAAAAGATTATTGTGGTATACGAGCATACAAAGAACTTTATGATACAAAACCATTACACGCTATACATACCAATAAGTACGAACCTTCTGATTGTTTCAAAGCTTGTCAATGGATACTAGATAATGGCTAAGCAGTGAGAGAGGGAAACCCAAAAAACAAAATCACATACATCTGTGACGCTAAAGACTGTGAAGAAGAAAGAACCATTTTTAAAAGTGTATATAAGCTAAGAACAAATCACTTTTGTAGCAATGAGTGTAAATATACCGAAAGCAAAGGACGCTCTAAATTTCTTGACAGAATAGAGCCTAAGAAGTTAGCTAAAACAGTATCTGAGAGAATAGCTGATTATTTTAAAGAAAAGGAATTGAAATGAATTTACCAATATATAGAGCTAAGAAGATAGATAGTGATGAGTATGTTGAGGGGTATTATTTCTATGAAAATATAGAAGTAGTGAAACATGAATTTAAAGATGTATATCAAGAAGCAGAAAATCATTACATGGGTTTTGGAAATGGCTATGCTGATTTAATAGACCCATCAACACTAGCAATTTCATTTAACAACGGAAAAACTTGGTATTCAGATTTTGAAAGTGTTGATGATATTTGTAGAGAATACTTGCCCGAATTAAAAGTAATAGGAAAACAACAATGCCACTAATAGAATACGGCTTATTAACTTTATTAATTATAGCTGCAATGTTCGCATTTCATAGTAAATAGTATAGCATTTATTAATAATTTATGCTATAATATAAATAATAAAGGGGGTTAAATGAAGCCAAACAAAGAGGAAAAAAAGAAAGCCCGTGAGATTGAGCGGAAAAAAGAAGAAGAAATCGGAGCGTTCTTAGGTTGGGGAGATGAAAAACACCCTCATAACAACTTTCAGACCATAAAGAATTGGACTAAAAGAGCTAAGAACAAGAAAATAAAGCTTTCAGACGATATAAGAAACGGCTTACTTAACAGAGTCGAAGCTATTATGATTGGAGCTAAAATAATGATGGAAGGGTACACCCCTGAAGAAGTATATGAAGCTTTGGAACAGAATAAGCACGTTTAAGAAAGTGTTGGTGCTGATAGGAATAGGCTTTCTATTCTTTGACGCTTACATAGTAGTAAAAACAAATTAAGGAGAGATAATGGAAGATGATTTCGGGATAACAGTTACAGAGTTGGAAGAGGAGCAAGTTCCAGAGATAGAGCATTTTCTAGTTGAAGATGTAGAAGAGGCACTAAAGGCATGCTCAATGTGTACTTTGCATAAGCCTGTAAAAGATGGAGTTCAGTATGTATGTGGAACTTATAAAGCAAGAAATGCGTTTGCAATAATGAAAGAAAACCCACCAATAGAAGATACTTTTTGGTGTTCAGAGTTTAACAGTATCGACTAAGTATCAAAAGATATCAAAAGTGTTTCATCGCTACACCAGTTGATGAAACAAACGTCCTACCTGTAAAGATAAAAGAATACACTATCTTTATGGTTAGGAAAGAAGCTGTAATGATGGAAGGGATGTGTGGATACTTCGACAGAGAGCTAATAAGATACACAGAAAAAGAAGCCCTAGAGCTATATAAACAGAACTTACAAACAGAACATAGAGAGCATATAGAACTACTAAACAAGCAAATATCAGTTTTATAAATATCTTAATAGAGGTATTTTAAAGGGGATAAGATGAAGAAAGCAATAACAAACTATTTTATATCATACCAAGGATATAATAAAGACTCACTATTAATAAGTTATGGAAGTACGATTATAGTATTAGAAGACGACGAAGTAAATAAATTTAAAGAAAATTATAGTGAAAATATTATAAACATAGCAAAGAGTAATAATTCAGAAGTTGTAAATGCTCACGTACTAGCATTTAATGAGGTATAAAATGCTTAACACATTCCTAATCCTACTACTAGGAGAACCACAACTAAACAACATAGTATGTACTCCACAACAGCTAGAGAAAGCAAGTGAAGTGTTTATACCATGTCAAGGCGAAAAACACTTCATGGAGTGCTATAAGGCTAGTGTGATAGAATATTGCGAGATAAGGAGAACTAAATGAACAGACTAATAACAGTTTATATAATAGCGTTACCATTAAGCTTATATGTACCTATGGCGATAAGAGCATTTGGACATATGTGGACTTTTGAGAAAATGGGAGAGACTAAATGAAAGCAATCATAATACTAACACTATCAACACTACTACTAGCAAAAGAGTGTGACATATACTTAGCTAAAGCACTAAGCGATTTAGACAAGTCATACTTAGGAGATAAGAAGAGTGAAGAGTACATGGAAGTAAAATGCTATTGGTGTTTTTATAAAACAAAAGAATCCCCTTTGGATAGCAACAATGAGTGATATAATAAAAACAAAATGTGTAAAGTGTGGTAAGCCAATGATAGTAGCAAACAAAAAAGATAATATTTGTACTAAGTGTAAATTAGACGTTCACATTAGTGGCTTTGAGGTTGAGGGATGAAGATCACACAATATAGGGCTATAAATGCCAAAGTACCCTATAGTAAAACAAATGGTATAATACAGAAAACCAATTAAAGAATGGACCTTGAAAAAAGATACTCCTAAAAAACAGACTTTAACAGATAAACAAGAAGGCTTTGCCGTTTCATTCGTTATGAATGGGGGCGACGCTACCGCAGCTTACAGAGAAAACTACGCACACGAAAATATGAAACCAAGCACATTATGGAGAAACGCACACGAAGCAAGACACCATGACAAGGTATCAACAAGGATACATGAACTAAGGTTAAAAACAATGACCTCTAAGATATTAACCATTAAAGAAAGAAAACAACTTCTATCTGAAAGAGCAATGGATGGAGATAATAAAGCCTTAGACTTACTAAACAAAATGGAAGGCGTTTATGTTGAAAAGTCTCAAATAGAACATTCAGGGCAAGTAGTCCAAAGAACAATCAACGTAAACCCTACAAAGAAATAAAATGGAAATAGACTTATACCCAATTGCTTCAGACTATTATTTAGATGAAAGTTTTGTATCTTTAATAATAGGACCAATAGGCTCAGGTAAAACACTAGGGAGTATTTTAAAGCTAGACAGACTCATGTATGACCAAGAACCTGACAATGATGGTATTAGACGCACAAGGATAGCAGTAATTCGCAACACTACTATAGAGCTAAAAGACACAACAATCAAATCTTTCGAGGGTTATTATGGAGATTTGCTAAAGTTTAATTGGGGCAACTTAACCGCACTTTATGAGCATGATGACATAAGATGTGAATTTCTTTTTAGAGCCTTAGATAAGCCAGGGGATATGAAAAAACTGTTATCATTAGAGATTACATACGCATATCTTAATGAGTTGAGAGAGTTACCAAGCGAAGCCTTAGAGAACGTGACATCAAGATTAGGGAGATACCCAACATTAATAACAGGACCAGGGGCAACTAAACAACAATGTGTTGCAGATACGAATGCTTTTGATAATGAGACATGGATATACAAACTATTTATAGAGAATAGACCTGAAACATGGAGTCTTTTTATTCAACCTCCCGCACTACTTGAAGACAACAGTGTAAACCCAGAAGCAGAAAACTTAAAGAACTTACCATATGAATACTATAGAGCGCAAACATTAGGAAAAACAAAAGACTATGTTGATGTAATGTATAAAGTTAAATTTATTCCTCTTCAAACAGGAAAGCCTGTATATCCTGAATACAATGATCAACTACATTGCATAAGACATGAAGAACTTGGAGAGCCAAGCAGAAATAGACCTCTGATATGTGGGGGAGATAATGGAAGATGGAGTGGTTTCTTAATAGGTCAAATGGACCCTCTTGGAAGATTAGTTGTTTTTGATGAACTTGTAACAGATGATGTAAACTTAACCTCTTTTAGTAAAATAATAGAAGCTCATATGAAATTACACTATGCAGGCTATAAGTTTGAGTCATGGCTTGATCCTTGGGCAGCAAACACAAGAGGCCAAGTAACAGATGACACGATGTTTAAAGTCTATAATAATGCTAATTTAATGCCAAGAACTTCAAATACAGGCTCCCCTGTAACAATGGTTGAAGCAGTTAAGACAAAGTTTGGTCAAATATTGGTTGGTCAACCTTCAATAATTATAAGCGATAAATGTATTACTCTTAGAAAAGGATTGAACGGTGGTTATCAATACAAAAGGGTAAACGTAAGTGGGGAGAAATATGCGGATAAGCCAGACAAAGGTAAATATTCTCATGTTTGTAATGCTTTTGAGTTCTTAGTAGATGGAACGGGAGCAAGTAGAGAGCTTAAGAGTAGTAACAAAGCAAAAGAGTATCTTCGTCTTAATGGTGGTGCTTCACAAGGTAAATCAAATAATTGGAGTCCATATGACTAATGAAGAAAAAAACATAAAAAAATATAGCTTAGTATTCGAGTATCTATGTGAAGTGCATATGAAAATGCCCTCTGTATTAGAAGTGTTAGCAGCAATGTTAGTGCTTGGAGAGCAAGAAACAAAAGATTTAATATTGCTAATGAAAGAGATGGAAGCTAAAGATGACTAGTAAAGAATGGATAGAACAAAACCCTAATATCTCATTAGAACAAATAGTAAACGAGTTAATAGAGTGGAGAGGTAGAGCAAAGAAATATCAATTAGAGTTGTTTAGAGTGCAGGAACAATTAGCAGGAATGAGACATACGAAAGCAATTGATGTAATGAATTGGGTCAAACTGAAACCTAAAGAATATTATATGAATGATGAACTTTATGGACTAATTGGAACTATAGAAGGAGTTGATGGAGTACTATATATTGCTTCAACAGTTATACATCCTAGTGCAACCTTTACAAAAAACATGATTAAAGATATAATTATGTTATACAAAGTCAGAAAGATATGTTTAATTACTGATGTTGAGAGCAAACAAGGACTGATTCGAAGGGTTCTAAGCCGTTACAACTTCACTTTTAAATATGTGGACGGTATATTATACTCAACAGGGGGACACGATGGCAACAGGAGCAGCAACAGCAGCATATCTTAGTGCAGGAGCAGCAGTAGCAGGGACAGCTTATAGCGTATCTGAAGCAGAAAAGCAGAAAAGTAAGCAAAAGAAAGCTTTAAAAGCAGAGAAAGCACTCTTATCTAAAGAAGAAGCTAGAGTAACAACTGAAGAGCAAGAGAGATTGAAGAGAGTACAAAGAGGAATGCAAGGTAGACGCTCACTCTTATATTCAGGCACAGGGGAACAAGGCGTTTCCGATACATTAGGAGGATGATATGAGAGTTAATGCAAATTATACTTGGTTAAAATGTTTAGAATGTGGGGATATTGTTAAATTCCTTCCTGGAGAAAAGTTTAAGAATGCTGAAGAGTTAGCTAATAAGTTTAAGTGTGAATGTTCAATAGTAGCACAGAAACAAAAGCATACTCAAAAGGTAAAGTAAATGCAACCTAAATTATTTGATTATGAGAGAATGGTCAAGCGTATCAACAAAGCTAGACAAAACAAAAAGGCTCAATGGGAATCACATCTAAGAGAGTGCTACAGATATGCCCTTCCAGAGTCACAAACATTTGACCACTTCTCCCCAGGACAAAAGAAACGTGAGTATGTGTATGATTCAACAGCAGAGTATGCACTTGAAGACTATGCTAGTAGAATGGAGTCACAGTTAGTTCCTGCATGGCGTAAATGGTTTATGCTTGAAGCAGGTAGTGAAATACCAGAAGAAAAAGTAACAGCAGTTGAAGAGTATTTAGAAGAAGCTACAGACATAATCTTTCACAACATTAATCATTCGAACTTCAATGGACAAATTAAAGAGACTTTCTTAGACTTAGGAATCTCAACAGGCTCAATCATCGTTGAAGAAGGAGACGGTATTCAATCGGCTCTTAATTTCCGTTCGGTTTCTCTATCAGAAGTTATTATTGAGAAGTCAGCACTTGGAATAGTTGAAACAGTATGGAGAGAGATAAAAGTAAATGTTCAAGATATTAAGTATATATGGCCTAATGCTGAACTTAACGATAAGCTTACGCAACAATTAGCAGAGAATCCAGAAGTTAACTTAGTTGAAGGCGTAGTAAAAGAAGAGAAAACAGGTAAATACATCACTATGTTACTAGATGAGAACAATAAAGACGTATTGCTTGAAGAAGAAGATGACTCTAGCGAATGGGTAGTGTTTAGAGAGTCAACAATACCGGGCGAAGTTTATGGTCGTGGTCGCATAATGAGAGCATTACCAGATATTAAAACTTTAAATAAGATGGTGGAAGATCACTTAAGAGCCGCAGCATTTACGGCTAACCCAATCTTCACAGCAACAGACGATGGAATAATCAATCCTTACACAGTTACGCTTCAGCCAGGAACAGTTATGCCCGTTGGTTCTAATGATAGAGGTAACCCTTCACTTGCGCCGTTAATGAGTGGTGGAGATTATAACGTCCTTCAATATGACATTAGTCGTTTACAGGAATCAATTAGAACTGTAATGATTAGTAAGCCATTTGGTTCAATTCAAGATACACCCGTAAGAACTGCAACTGAAATGTCTATTCGTGACGCAGATACACAAGCAACAAGCGGAAGTGCTACAGGGAAACTTCAAACAGAACTACTAGAGAGACTATTAAATCAAGTAGTGAAAGTTTTAATAAGACTTGGTAAATTAGCGCCTATGAAAATAGATGGCAAAGAGATAACTATTAAGTTTACTTCTCCAATGGCTAGAGCGCAAGACGCTGACGAAATCATGCAAGTAATGAAGACTATGGAATTATTAGCAGGATTACCTCCTGAAATAGTGCAACAAGAAGTTAACATTGAAGCATTACCTCATTATCTAATCGACAAGATGGGAGTGCCTAAGACATTTAAGCGTAGCGACTTAGAGAAAAAGAAACTTCAAACAGAACAACAAGCGCAAATGGCAGCGATGGCGGCAGCACAAGGAGAGGGAAATGCATGATAATATAGACCCTAGAGACTCGGAAGCTATTGAAAACATACACGCACAAGCGCACAAGCAAGCACTATTAGAGAGAGAATCAGAAAACTCTCTATATGCAGTAGTGTTTAACACAGAAGCAGGTAAAAAACTACTAGATAAATGGTTAGAAGAGTACGTTCACACATGGATAGCTCAACCAAACGCAACACAAATCGGAGTAGGTATCAAACAAGGACAAGCAAACTTTGTAATGGATATTAAGAACAGACTAAAACAAATAGAAAAAGGAGTAAACAATGGCTGATAGAGACTTACAAGTTGCACTAAGTTCTGGAGATGTAACAGGGATTAATTTCGGTGGTACAACAACAGATGATAAAGTGTTAAAAAAGAGTGAAATTGACGCTGGCTATCAAGACTTAGCAGGCGCAAGTGCGATAACTAAAACAAAGTATGATCCACAAGCAACACCTCCCGTTCCAGTAGAGGGGCAAATGTATTATGATGATAACTCTAAAGAAATGAGAATACAGGGACCATTCACAGGAGTAGAAGTAGCAGTTGGTCACAATATGCACATGCATGTCATAAACAACTCTGGCGGAACTATAGAGAAGGGAATGGCAGTTAGACAAAGCGGTGTAACAGTTGGAGGAATTGTTCAGATTGTAAAAGCACTAGCAGATACTTTTGACAATGCAAGAATCATAGGGATTGCTTCTGAAGAAATGCTTAACGGAGAAGAAGGTGCTGCAACAACATTTGGAGAGATTCCAGACGTTGACACTACGGCATATGCAACAGGAATACCATTATATCTAAGTGCAACAATTCCAGGAACATTTACGGCGGTAGCTCCTGACATTATTACTAGAATTGGAGGGGCTTTAACTTCTGCAGTATCGGGGAGACTTTTTGTTTACATAATTAACAATAAGAATACACCTGTAGTATTTGGAGGCATGCAAGGACAATCAGGGACAGGAGTATATTCTGTAACGACAACAGCGCAAGACATAATTGGGTATGATACAGAAAACTCAGTTGTCGTAGTTACAGACATAGTTAACGGATTAATAACTATTCCTAATGATGGAGAATATCGTGTTCATTTTACAGGTGCAATTACTTTCCCAACTGCTACCTCAACAAGAACAGTATATATAGAACTATATGACGCTACAGGGGCAACAGTGCATTTTACTTACGCTAAGAATATACCAAGAGACGCTACTGAAGATTCATTGAGTTTTAGTTGGCCAATTGAAGAGATCACGGGAAATGTGCATAAGATAAGAATAAGGTCAAGTGTTGCCATCACAGTTACATTCACAGAAATATCGTTCGACATTCAATCAGTAAGTATAGTATAAATAGAGTTCTCTTCGGAGGGCTTCATTTTGTACTTATGTACAATAAATTAACTTAAGGACACGCAATGAGTGAGAATATCACACCTGCCCCTACACCAGAACCAACTCCAACACCTGCGCCTGCTAACCCAGAGGCAAACCCTACCCTAGAGCCAGACATAGCAACAAGTTTTGCAAATGGAAAATACAAGACAATCTCAGAATTAGAAAAAGGTTATACAGAACTACATTCAAAATTCGGAAGTTTTTCAGGGAGTCCAGATGAATACAGTATGTCAGCAGACGTTGAATACAATAGCGAACATCCGCTACTTGCTCAAATTCAGTCATTCGGTAAAGAGAATAACTTATCTAATGAAGGTTATCAGAGCTTAGTTACTACACTTTTAGACAATGAGAAAGCAAACATTGAAGCACAAGAAGCACAGGCTCTACAAGTTAAAAAAGATTTAGGCCCTAACGCTAACGAGAGACTACAAAACGTAGATGATTTCTTAAGTGCTAATTTAGAAGTAAACGACAGCATGAAAGAATTGATTGATTTAGCAAAGGATCAGCCAGGGGGCGTTGAACTTCTTGAAGCATTTATCGGGATGAGTAAGAAAACTCCACCTGCGAGTGAACAAGTTGCAGCACCTACAAAGACTTACAGCAAAGATGAGTTGCATAACTTACAGTTTGCAGAAGACCAATATGGTAATAGAAAAATGAACGACAAATCATATAGAAAGATAGTTGAAGATTATAGTGCTAAGTTACTAAATCAAAGGTAGAGGGTTATTCCTCTTCCTTTCTAAGTCTACTTAAATACTCTCTTTGAACTTCCATAAACATTTCAGCAGTCAATCTATCATCATGAATCAACTCAACTAACTCTTTTGGTGTCAAGTCAGAAAGTTTTTTCTCTTCTAGTATCATTTTATCTAATGTGTATTCTTTTCTCATTTTAAATCCTTATAGTTTAGTTATCTTTCTTTTAATATTATCATGTATCGTTACCACATCAACACTACTGCATAAAGTAGGAAAGTTTCTTTCTTTAAACTTCACAGCCATAATGTTTTCAGTCTCGCAAATATTGACAATCTCTCCACGTCCAAAACCATCGTAATTTGCATAAACAAAATCACCTACTTTAGGATTAACCAACTTCTCCCTTTTGTATAGGTGGTTATATTTCTCTTGTAGTAGTATGTCGTATAAGAACCATGTTTGTTTAGGGTCAAGGTCATATACATCTTTCATCCACTCTGAATTTCTTTGATTGTCAACGGCTTCTTTTTTAATAATATTCCATTGCACTTTTGATATGCCGTAGCTTTCAGCGTTTAGGGAGTATTTATTGTTCATCCAAGCACTCCCTTTTTACAACTACGTAATCATAATCCCAATCTCCACAATCGCAATCGCAATGATTTTGAGACTCATTGAAACTACAGCTACAATAATGGTCAAACATATAACGCTCCATAAAGTCAATAATAAAAGCACTAATTGTTTGGTCTTCATTTTCTAAATGCTCTAGGGGTACGTCAACATATACTAATTTGTCCTTATCTAGAATCTTAGTCTTTATTGTGTATTCTATTTCCATCTTCAATCCTTTAGCTTGTTTTTTCTTTTCAGATACCCATATAATAACGGCAATTTTAAAGCGTGTCAATGTGATTAACATTCATATAAAAATATATTAAAAGATAATCACATGTTTTTCACATAAAAGTTAGCTTAATGTGAATATCTAAACCCCTATAATGTGTTAATATAAAAATATATCAATTTTCAAAAGGTAGTTATTCACATGTGAAAGGAATGTGAATAACGAATTTGCAAATTTAATTCATTTATGATATACTTCTTATAGATATTAAAACACATAAAACATTTTCAGATACCTCTCACGAGCCTGAACAGTTTTTAGAGTTTGTAGCTAAATGCTGCGACCCCTGAAATTGTTCAGGGATACCCAAAGCCAACAGCGAATATTGAAATTAAATTAAAATAAAGGAACTGAAATGTCAGTTAGTTTAAGTTCAGTCGCTGCAGAGCAGTTTGACTCGGAAGTAAAGCACGCATACCAAGGCTCAATGAAGCTTAGAGAATGTGTGAAGTTTAGAGGTGGAGTTGTCGGAGATAAGTATGATTTCCGTCTAATGGGTAAAGGTGAGGCAACTCAAAGAACGGGGCCATCAGCAGATGTTGTTCCAATGGATATCGCACACACTTTACCACAAGCAACACTAGTTGGTTATGAAGCACCAGAGTATACAGATATTTACAATCAAGCAGAGGTTAACTTTGACGAGGTTCGTGAATTAGCAGAAACTATTGCTAAAGCAATGGGTAGACGTGACGATCAGTCAATCATTGACGCAATGGCAACAACAACAAATACAGTAGGTGCAGGAACACAAGCACTAGATTTAGCAACAATTACAGCAGCTTCGAAAAAGTTAAATGCAGTAGAAGCACCAATGGAAGACAGATACTTTGTTATTCACGAGGGTGGATTAAACCAACTATTAAATGATTCAACAATCACAAGTCAAGATTACAATAGTGTACGTCTATTAATGGCAGGAGAAATTGACTCATTCATGGGATTTAAATGGAAAATGATTGGTTCAGGTCGTTCTGAAGGCGGTCTTCCACTTACAACAACTGTTCGTTCAGGTTTCGCATTCCATAAAGGCGCAATAGGTCACGCAGTAAGTATTGACATGCAAACTCGTGTTGATTATGTAGCGCACAAGTCTTCATGGTTATCAGTAGGTTCTTGGCAAGCAGGTTCAGTTGTTATTGACGGCGAGGGTGTTGTCGAAGTTAAATACTTAAATTCATAGGGAGTAAATTATGGCATTTGTTATAGAAAATTTTGCATATTCAGGAATGGGGGCGGGTAACTCTGCTCCTAAGATATTTAGTTACAACGGTTCGGCTGACACAAAAGCAGCAGTAATCGCAGATAACTACTTCAATCCTATATATAAACAGTTAGCAGTCGGAGATATGATATTCTCTTCATCAACAACAGTAAATGTTGCTTTGTATGTGGTTTCAATCACAGCAGGCGCAGTAGTTACAGGCTATGTAGCAATAGCTTAATAGTGTTCCCTTCGGGGAATATTCTTTAATCTACAAGGAGACTAAATGGCAGGCTCTACTTCAGCAATTCAAATGAGTTCAAACGCTCTTATCTTATTAGGTCATCCTCCAATAGCTTCATATGATGAACCAGGAGCAGGACCACAAGCAGCAGGAAATCTTTACGAACAATCGTATCTTAGTTTATTAACTATTCACAGATGGAGATTTGCAACTAAAAAAATTCAGTTATCAAGACTATCAGAAGCACCACTAAATGGATATACATACCAATTCCAACTTCCAAGTGATTTAATATACTTGATTAAGAAGAATAGTGGTTTTGATTATGAAATCTATGGAGATAGACTACATAGTAATAACACTACGGAAGAAATTGATTATATATATAGAGTAAATGAAGATATGCTCCCCCCTTACTTTGCAAAAGCTTTTGAGTTTTTTATGGCTTCACAATTAGCAATCCCCGTTGTTGGTAACACATCAAGAGCTGACTTCTATGAAAGAAAGTATGAAATGCAATTAAAAAGGGCAAAGTTTGCAGATAGTACGCAAAGACCACAAGATACGTTTACTCAGTCTCCATACACACAAGCGAGATTCTAATGAAAACAAGACTTATACAATCTAATATGACCGCGGGGGCATTAGCTCCTACGCTTAAAGGTCGTATTGATATTAATAAGTATTACAATGGACTAGCAGAAGCAGAGAATGTTGTTATCCTTCCGCATGGTGGAGTAAGAAGAAGACCAGGACTTGAAAAAGTAGAAGACTCTTATGTTGGTGTAGATTCAAGAATAGAAGCATTTGTCTTTTCTTCTACACAAAGCTATTTAATATTATTTTCTCCTTCTATAGTTAAGATATATAAAGATGGAGTGCTTCAAGCAACTCTAACTTCTCCATATGCAACGATTGAAGTGATAAGGGATATTGACTTAGTCCAATCAGCAGATACAATGATATTAGTGCATGAAGATTATGCCCCTATGCAACTACAAAGACAAGGAAGTGATATAGCGTGGGCATTATCTTTAATTGACTTTGACTTTATACCTAAGTTTAATTGGGATAATATTTCTCCAAAACATGTAAACACGGGAGCAACTCAAACTGTTACTATATCGCCAAATGACATAATATACAATAATGATAATAATGATGTCGATGGAGCAGACTATACATATTATAAGTTCACAAGTTTTGTGGCGCAAACATTAGATTTAAGTACGATAGACTATAGTATTTCATCAGGCTTTCCTTCTTATCAAGTAATTGGAAGCCAAACTGACGCATGGTCGGCAACAAGAGGATGGCCAAGAACAGTTACTTTTCATCAAGGTCGCTTATGGTTTGCAGGTTCACGAGACAAAGTAAGTTCAATGTGGGGATCAGTAGTAAATGACTTTTTTAATTTTAAATCTTTATCAGCACAGCCAGACGAAGCAATATTTGATACATTGAATACTGACCAATATAACGCAATTAACGGTATTTTCTCAGGTAGGCATTTGCAAGTATTTACAACAGGTGGAGAATTCTACAACTCTTCAAAGCTAATAACTCCTTCAGACTCTAGTTGGTTGAAACAAACAAGCTACGGAGCAATTAAAGAAAGACCTATTTCTATTGATGGTGCAACTCTATATATTGATAGGTCAGGAAGAAACTTAAGACAATTCTCATGGAGCTTTAATGAAGATAGTTATGTATCAATTAATGCTTCTTTAATATCATCTCATATTGTTAAAACTGTTCGTTCTATTGCAACAATCAAAGGAACTTCTAACGACTTATCAGACTTCGTTTATGTAGTAAATACTGATGGAACAGTCGCCGTAATGAATTCAATGAGACACGAAGAAATAAGAGGCTTTACACAATGGACAACTCAAGGAACTTTTGAAGATGTTGCAGTTGTAGATAAAGAAACTTACTTTCTAGTTAAAAGGAATTCAGAAGTATTTATTGAGCGTGTTGCAGAAGGTACTTATACGGACCATAATGTTAAGATAGAAGGAATACTCCCTGAGACATACAATATCACTTATGGAGTTGATAATATAGTATTCGATGGAGATAATATAGTATTCACTAATTCAGCACTAGGGACTCCAGTAACAAGCGTAACAACTAATTACAAAGATGTTTTATTAGATAATACATTTAAAGTAATTGCTGACAACTCTATGCAAGATGACGCAACATTTACTATAGATGGAACAGATTTAAATCATGTAGACATAACAAGAGACGCTTATAGTTTAGAGGTTGGATTAAACTATGATGTAGTAGTCAAAACACTACCTTTAAATGTTGACAGCTCAGAGAATGGGCCTATTGTTAATTTGCGTAAAAGAGTGAATCGTGTTATACTTAACCTATATGAAAGTTTAGGCGTTTTTGTAATGCAAAATTACTTAAGTGATAGACAGTTTACGGTTGTATTAGATGACGCACCCGTTCCATTTACAGGAATACATGAGATTTATCTATTTGGTTACACAGACAGATTAGTTGAAGTCACAGTAACGCAACAAAATCCGCTTCCATTTGTACTATTGGGAATAGATAGCGAAATAGAGCATTAGGAGAAATTATGGCAAACTCATCATTAACATACGGACTATCAGGACTTCAAATAGGATTAGGACTTCTTGAAGGAAAAGCAAAATCAGACCTATATAAATTAGAAGCTGAAGAAGTTGGACTTCAGGCGAAAGCTTCTGAACTAGCAAGAAGACAAGAACTTCAAGACGCTTTAGCAATGCAAGCTGTAATCGTTGGAGCAAGTGGACGTGCAGGCGGGGAAGGTTCAGTTCAACAAATTATCCAAGAAGATAAAAGACGAGCAGGCAGAGATATTGGGATGATAAAAGCAGGCGCAGAAGCCAAAAAAGCTTCATTGCGTGGAGCAGGAAGAATGGCTAAAACTAGCTCTATTACAAGTGGGTTATTGTCAGCTTCTAAGACAATCTCTGATGTTGCAAAAATAGGAAAATCTGAAAAGAAGCAGGTAAAATAATATGGCAGAATTACCAAGATACCGAAGCAAGCAGATAGCACCACAAGGCGGGGGTGGAGTAGCCCAAAGAGCAACATCACAAATGTTTGGAACTCTAGCTGATAGAATCGAAGGGTTTAGAGGTGCAGCGGTTCAAGAATTAGCACAAGCAACAGAAGTTGAAGCTAAACAAGACGCACAAGAAGCTTTCTCCCAAAGAGGTATGCAAGCAGAAGTTAATAATGATATGACAGTTTACGGACAGACATATTCTAATGCTTTGACTAATATGCACAAAAAAAGATTAGCTATTGATACCGGCGAGAACTTCAAAGATATTTATGAGAACAATAAAACTAATCCCGTAGCATTCCAAAAAGCTACAGACGAAGCATATAAATCAACAGTAGAGCTTCTTCCTGAGAATCTTAGAGCAGAGTACGCAATAGACTTTGAAGCTAACAAGGCTCATTATTCAGGACAAGTTAATTCTAATAGAATCAAGCTAGATAAAGAAAAAGATTTAGCATTAACAAATGAACTATTTACACAATCATCACAGAATGCTTCAAGAGCTTCTAGAGATGGAAATCACGATTTAGCTTTATATGAAATTAACAAAGGGACAAAAGCTTTAGATTCAGCATTAGAGAATAGAACAATCTCAGCAGAACAACACAGGAAAGGCATAGCAGATATTAAACACTCTTCATCAAAAGCATTATTTAAAGGTGTAAATGATAAGCATGTCGGTAGTGGAGATTTGCAAGGGAGTCAAGACTTTATAGAAAGCTTTAGAACTTCAGATGTACCAGGTTATTCAGATGAGCAAAGAGAAAGTCTAGCAGATGAAATGCAAACGGACTTAAACAGACAGATTAAACAAGATACGGTTACGAATAAAGCAGCTAAAGCACAAGGCGCAATTGTAGTAAAAGACGCTATAAAAGTTTACAAAGCAGGAAAGAAACCTGAGAATATAGAGGAAGCGTATGAAGCTGCAGCACTTGTATCTCCTGCACAAGTTCACGAATTAAGAGTATCAGAACAAGCATATAATATTATTCAGACAGTTGGAGATAAAACTTTACCTGAACAAAGAACAATAATAAATGCAATAGAAGCTGACCCAAATGCAAGCCGTGTTGACATTGAAGCTTTAAACCAAGCAAAAAAAGATTTAAGTGATAAAATGGCACTAGCAGAGAAAGACCCATATAGTCTTGGAGCGCAAGAAGGCTTATATGAACAAACAGCACCGATTACGCCTTTTGAAGGAATAGAGAATCTTGCAATTAGGTCACAACAAGCAGATATGACAGAAGCAGCATATGGAACAGCACCAAAATTATTCACAGACGCAGAAGCTCAACAATTCACATCATGGTTAGAGAATCCAGAAACTTCTATTTCTGAAAAACTAGATTTCATTAGTCAAGTAGAAGAATTTGCACCTGATAAAAGCACAGCAGTCTATGACCAATTTATGAAAAAAGGGTCAAGTGTTTTTGCTTATGCAGGCTCAATGATGAAAAAAGGTGATAGACAAAAAGCAGAAATGATGTTAAGAGGTCAAATCATCCTTAGA